GGTGATGGACAAAAAGCAACAAGCGGCAGAGTAACAAATGCTGGATTTGTCGTAGGTAACAAATCTGCTTATGATGCAAACGATCTTGTAATAAATCCTTTTTCTAATCATGAAGATCATGCTACTGCTAGAACAGCAGCACTTTCAGCAGCAAGAACACACTTCTTGGGCTGCTTCATGGCAGATACCGAAGGATCAAGATATCTAACAGATGCTGGTGTTCAACCAGAAGATACTGCAGCAACATTAGTAGATGCTATTACAGCTGTTAATATTGTTGATGGAAACAAATTAACATTATTCTTACCTAAAGAAGTTATTAATCAAAATGCTACTACAAAAGTTAATAGCGATGTAACTATCAATATAGAATTTGTAGCAAATACTACAGGTACAGCACATGCTTCTATTGCAAAAGATACTGCACTAGTTGGAGTAGATAATGGAGGTTCAGAACCTGCAAATTTTATTGAAAGACTTTTAAAATCAAGCAAAGCTGCGGGCGAAAAATCTGACGGGTTAGCAAATGATGGAAATGGATCTTTTAGATTTAATGATTTAAGCATTAATCTTAGCGAACACTTTACTGTAGCAAATGGCACAGGCGTTAATCAAAGAACTATAACTTTAGCATCTACTAGAAAAGAAGGCAATGAAGTTGTTTTAACTCAGACAGTTGGTGGAACAACTATTTTAGGTGTAGCATCAAAAACACTTTCAGGTTCAGTAAAAGCTGTACCAGTTATTCGTGGCATCCTTATGTCACCTTTAGGGATTATTCCAACGATTAAAACAGCATCAGGTGACAGTGATTATACTTCAACAGCATCAGACACATTAATAAGAAAAAATTTGACATCAGGGAATGCTTTAAGAAACTTTGGTGATACAGCTGCTACAGATTATATTGGTTATCAAGTTGGCGAAGTTGGAACTGCTGATCAAGACTTTGTATTATATTTAAATGGATTAAAGCTTGACGAATCGTTAAATGAGCCTGCACAGTTGGCATGTTCTTTTGACCCTGAAAGCGTTAATTATTTTGGTAAAGTTTTAAATACAGATCCTGAAAAAATTAATGAGAGAGGCCACTACTTATACGCAAGTTGGGATATTGACAAGGCAGTTGCAGTGCCTTCTTTTGCTAGTATGCTTGATGGTACTGCAACAGCAATCACCACTCTTGATAGATCAGCATTTTGTATGCACTCAAAAGATGCAAGAGCAACTGAAGCATCTAATTCACCTGACTTTGAGTCATTTGATGCAAGATTTAGAACAGCATCATCTCCTTGGTTTATTTCACAAGATTCTTTGAACGCTAAATTATTTAAACTGTATGCATTAGATGATGGTGCAGTTGGATGTGATAGGTTTAGAATATTAATATCAAATCTCAGATCAGGTGGTACAGACTATGGATCGTTTGACTTAGCGCTAGAAGCATTTGATAGTGATCCAGTTAGTGGTGAAAGTTTAATTACTTGGAAAAATCTTAATCTAGATCCAGACAGCAGAAACTACATTACAAGAGTTATTGGTGATAAGAACCTTTCATATAACTTTGATAAAGCTTTAAGCAAGCAAAGACTTGAAGAGACAGGTGACTTTGAAGTTAAAAACAAGTATGTTAGAGTAGAAGTTCATGAAGATGTTAAGGCAGGACTCGCATCATTAGTAACTGCTTTGCCTTGTGGGTTTGAAGGATTACCTTACTTAGATACTGTTCATACAACTTCAATATTTAGCGAAAAAGGAGATGATGGAAGTGGAAACAATAAACTTTTAGCAGTTTCACATCTTGCAAGTCCTCAGGTTTTGCCAGTTCCTTTTGTTAAGTCTGTTGCAAGAAAATCTGGATCTTCTTTAGAAGCTGATTCTTCTTTGCCTTGGGGTATTAAATTTGCAAAGAAGAAAAACACAGATGACTCATTTAAGGAATTAAGTGAAATTCGTTTTAATCATAGCGTTGCTTCTTGGACAAAGTTTTTTCCGGATATGGGTACAGACCCAGCAATGGTTACAGATTCTTCAAGTACAAATACATTTCAGCGAGGAAAATTTTCTTTAGAGAAAATTTCTGTTAAAGTTGCTAATAGCGTAATTGATTGGTCCTCAGCGTTATATAATAGAAGTGGCACTGCTGATTCTGCTCATACTAGATTATTAAATATTACTACTGATGCTACTGGCCAGAACGTTAGATATTTAAAGTTTAGAACTGTAATGCAAGGTGGCTTTGATGGCTTAGATATTTTTAATAAAGAAAAAGCAGCATTGAGTACAGTTGCAGCATTTAGAGAAGCTACTGATGAAAACGCAAATAGCACGTTTACAGGTGCAACTATTGAATCATTTAAGAGAGCAGTTGATGTATTAACTGACAAGAGTAATTCAGAGTTTCAGTTGTTAGCAATACCAGGAATTCGTGAGCCTCTTATTACAGATTATGCTGTTAATGCTTGCGAAACAAGATTTGATGCTATGATGATTATGGATATTGAAGAGATGGATCTGAGCAATGCTATGATTACTGAAGTTACTGGTAAAGCTCACGTTTCAAATACAATTACTAAATTTAAGGATAGAAACTTAGATACGTCTTTTGGAGCTGCATACTTTCCGGATGTTATTATCAGAAGACCTTCAAATGGTTCACCTTTGCAAGTCCCACCGTCTGTTAGCATGTTAGGAGTAATGAGTCAAAATGATTCAATTGCAGATCCTTGGTTTGCACCAGCTGGATTAAATAGGGGAAGACTTAGAGCGTTAAACTCAAAAGTTCAAATGAATAGAGATTTATTAGATAATCTTTATGATGCTGACATTAATCCTATTTATGAGCCTTCTGGTAGAGCAGGTCAGGTTTATGCATTTGGACAGAAAACTCTTTTGCAAGATCAATCAGCACTTGATAGAATAAATGTTAGAAGACTTCTTATTAATGTGCGTCGTAAAGTAAAGAATATTGCTCAGACTCTTTTGTTTGAGCCTAATAGAGCATCTACGTTGGCAAAGTTTAGTTCACTTGTTGAGCCAATAATGTCAGAGGTGCAAGCAAGACAAGGTGTAGATCGTTATAAAGTGCAGATAGATACATCAACAACTACACAAAACGACGTAGAAAACAATACAATTAGAGGCAAAATATATCTTCAGCCTACAAAGTCTGTAGAGTTTATTTCTCTTGATTTTGTTGTAACTAATTCAATTGATTAATATATAAGTTTATAGAAAGATTTTAGGAGAAAAATAAAATGGCAGAGACACTTTCAGTTACTGAAATGATTCCGAATAAGTTCGAGCCAAAAAGAAAGAATAGGTGGATTTTTGCAATTGAAGGTATTGACGCCTTTATTCTTAAGAGTGCATCTCGTCCTTCTTTTTCAATAGGCGAGCAAGAAATTAACTTTATCAATGCAAAAAGATATGTTGCAGGCAAGCTAACGTTTGACTCTTTGAGTGTGACTTTGCATGACCCAATTGCACCTAGTGGTGCTCAGCAGGTTATGGAATGGATTCGTACACACTATGAGTCAGTGAGCGGTAGAGCAGGATATGCTGATTTTTACAAGAGAGACTGTCAAATTAAGATGCTCGATCCTGTAGGAACAGTTGTAGAGCTATGGGATGTTAAGGGAGCATTTTTAACAAATGCAAGCTATGGAGATCTATCTTATGATGCAGAAGATCCAGCAGATATTTCTTTGACAATTCGATTTGACAATTGTGTGTTGCAGTACTAATTAAATTAACTAACTTCTTGTTTAAAATATATTTAGATTAAACAAGAAAATAGCAAAACAGGAAGTTAGATGACAAATATACAGAATGCACAGTTAAGTGGAGAAATATTTACACCACCTTCTTTTAAAGAAGAATCTGATATATCTTTAACTGCTGAAACTTTAAGTCTAGTAGGACAAGCAAAAAAAGGTCCTGCTTTTATTCCGCAGCAAGTAACATCATTTAGTGAAAACGATAGTATACTCAATACTTGGGAAAATATATTTGGATCTTTTGCAGAGCAAGAACCAAAACAGATACCTTTGACAGCAAGAATATGGCTTTCAAACAATGGTGAACAACTAAGTTATACAAGAGTATTAGGTATTGGTGATGGTTCTGGTATAAGCTCTAATAAAGACTATAACAAGGCAGGCTTTATTGTAGGCGATAGCATACTAAGCGGAAGCTCAACCTATGGTGTAAAAGGTACAAACCCACATTCAGTTGACAATGGTATAAATGGAAGAACATATTTTTTAGGATCTATCGTTACAGATAGAGTCAAAGATGTTAATACAATATCACCTCATAAAGGGTATATATCGCAGCTAGGATTTGACGGTGTTGATAAGTTATCAGTTGTTACTAATGTTTTATTGGCAAGCAGCGGAAGTTTGCTTAGAGTTCAAACAGATGAAAATGACTCACTTAATAATGTAAGAAACTTTTTGTCTACAACAGCAGCTAATCCTGCAGTAGTTAGCGGCTCTATTGTATCAAAACTTGAAAATCCCTTGATTTATATACATGGTCATAAAAACAAAGGTAAAAATATCATATCGTTTCCGAAAGATATGACAAAAAGAACAGTTGATACTGATTCTATAAACTTTTTTGAAAAATACTCTTTGTTTAAAGGGCACTTAAGTTATGCAAGCTTTAACAATATAGAAAGTTTCTCTGTATTAAGTGGTAGTTTAGATAATAGCAATAATCCTGTTATTGATAACAAGTATTTTGTAACAACAGACACAGGAAATTGGAATACTTTTGATAATGATACAAATAAAGTTAACTATGAGTCATTTGAATCAATATTTAAAAAAGCTAAAACACCATGGATAGTTTCTCAACCTGTAAATAAAGACGGGCTTTCTGAGTATACAAAAGTCGGTATACAAAATAAATGCAAAAAACTTTTTAGATTTCACACTTACTCAGACGGTGAAGAAGGTAATAGATATAGATTTAAGATACAGCCGTTAAGAGTTTCAAATTCTAGAGAAAATAATGAAAACTTAAAATGGTCAAAATTCAACATTTCAGTTTTATATCTCGACATAGAAAATAATGTCTAT